GGGTCGGCGTTGATAAAATCGGCGGTTTCGTATTTTTCCGCCCAATGCTTCAAATTATCGTTCAAAGTAAATGCCATTTGATTTGGATATTAAGGGGGCATTGCGCCCCCGGTTATTATTCGTTTTCAGTATATTCCTCAATTTGCAAATCGTCCTGTCCCCGCTTGACTTCCTCTATAAAACCTTGAAAACCGTTTTTGCGGGCAATGTCGATAATCGTTTGCAAACGCTTTTCGCCCAAACTTTCGCCCCTCGCAATACGGAACACTTTAACGGTCGGATTGCTTGCAATGATAAGTTTTGCGGCAACCTCCATAATTTGAGAATCGGACACTTTCCCGGCGACAAACGGCACGCCGTTTAACTCCAACCCGTCGTCCGTGAACGTCAACCCGTCGATTGGCAATTTGGACGACGCAATAAGCGTTTCCCGTTCCTTTGCCAATGCCGCCAACTTTTCGTCGTATGTGCGGGCGACTTTCTCGGCGACCTCCTTTTGTTTTTTCTTGGTTTGATAATCGACAACCAACGCATTAATACGGTTGTGTTCCTCGGCGGCTTTCAGTTGTTCCGCCGTATCCAAATTTTCCGGGTTGCTCTTTTCGTATTCCTCCAACCATTTGTCGGCATTGGCTTTGCGTTTTTCGTAATCGGCTTTGTCGGCTTCGATTTGCTCCAACGTTTCCTTTAACTCATTTTTTATCGCTTTGGTTGACGTTTCCGCCTCTTTTTTCGCATCCTCCAAACGTTGTTGTGCCTCGGCGATAATGCGGGCAACTTCCCGTTCCTCGCACTCCAATTCCTCCTTAATTTTGGCGGCGGCTTGGTCGTGGTCGGTATTGGCTTTTTTGATACGTTCCGGGATTTGCTCCAACTGTGTTGTACGTTCTTGGCGGGCTTGACGAACGGTTTTTGCCTTTTCAATCAACCGGGCGTTTTCGTTTTGCTCCTCCATTAACGCCGTAATGTCCTTTTTCTCGGCGTACTCTTTAACGTCGCCGGGGCCCAACTGCTTTTCGGCGACGGCGCAAATAGTCGTGTACGTCTTGACCTCGGCGCTGGCGTCCTTTCGCTTTTCTTTGACGGTCGTAACCTCGGCGTCGATTGCGTCGATACGGTTACGCACTTTTTCGGGTAACAAAGCCTTTACGACTTCAATTTGTTTGCGTCGTCCCTCGGCGGTTTCCGACCAACGGGAAAACTCCACGGCGTCAAAATCTTGGTATCCGAAAATGCGTTGCAACATGGTTACGTTATCCGACCGCATCCCGGTTGTTTTCTGTTTGATTGACAATGTACCACGGGGGTTGGCTTTGGTAAACCGCAATTCAATTTCGTATTCCTCGCCGTCGTCCCCGACAACCATTTTGGCAAATCCTTTGTCCTCGCCATTTTTCAACACGGCGTCCCGGTTCCCGGTTAGCATTGCGCCGATTGCTTTTAATAGGGTTGATTTCCCCAACTCATTGTCCCCGGTAATGAAATATACATTACCCTCAAAATCTGCGTTGAACTCCTTAATTACTTGGAAATTCGACAACTCTATTTTTTTTATAATCATCGCTCTAAATGTTTATGCCGGGGGATTGCGCCCCCGGCTTGGTTATTACTGATTTTTACAAACTCTTTTAAGGGTTTCCAAATCGCAACGTTTCGGTTCGTCTGCGTCGATTAACGGCATATTAGTTGTTGTCGCCGTCCAACTTTTACCCGTAACGGGCGACGTGTAGGTTACTTTATAATGTCCGTAACCGCTTGGCATAAACTGAAAATCCGAAATTGATACTTTTGTTTTCATCGCTCTAATTGTTTTTTTGTTCCGGGAAAACGCCCGGTCGTTGTTATTTCATGCCACAAATATACGGTAATTCTTTTAATCTCCAAAAGTTTTTTCTTTTATTTTTTAATTTTCCGCAAAAGTCGCCCCAATACAACACATTTACCCACGCCGTCGAACTCAACCAACATATTGCCGTTACGTCCCCGTATGCACTTACCGTTAGAACGACGCACCGCCCGGCACGGCATACGTCGCAATTCCGGGCGGGTCAATCGGTCGCCCAAATAAATATACTCATTTACCATAGTGTTAATTGTTTTTGATGTGCTATTAATCGGTTCTTTGCTTTTTCATAATATATTTTATCTTTTTCGATTATAGTTAAATCAAATTTCAAATCATGTGCGGCTATTGCATGGCTCATTGAGCCGCCGTGTGTATCCAATATTCTTTGATTTGGAAATGCGTAATTTTGTAAAAGCCATTTATATAACTGTATCGGCTTTTCTGTTGGATGTATTCTATCCTGTTTATTCTTGCTATTTTCTTGCAAAAATCCGTGCCATTTCCAACGAAATTTACGCACGGATGTATCAAATGAAGTCCATGCAATTTCACAATCAGCGTAATAGTTAGTACCATTATCTTTGTCCCATACAATTATACATGGTGTACTTTTTAAGTAGTCTAAAAAATAGTTACCCCCCCAAATTATTTGATTTTTTGCAACTCGTTGCAATTCAATAAAATATGATTGGGGAGGAATATTTTTATCCCAACCCCCAATATGATAATCCTTTTGTTTTATGTGTTTATTCTTTCCTGTATCGGCTCTCTTTGCATCTGCGTTAATGCCATAAGGTGGGTCAACAATAGCCAAATCAAAAGCATTATTCTTTAATGTTTTCATGTATTCCTCACAATCGCCACATACAAGAGTTATCGTTCCAAATTTTTCTATTTCCATAAATTTAATTGTGTATCTGTTAATACTGCAACAATGGCATCAACTCGGCGTTCCCACATTTCCAACGTTGCTAACTTTTCCGGGGTTTGGTTCCGTTGGCAACGTCGTTGGTTGTGGCGCATCTGTTTAACCATTTTCACAAATTCCGGCAATGTTATTTCCGCTAAATTTTCGATTTGCGGGGTTGTTTTATCGTCTGCCATATCTTTACCCATTTGATAAGAGAAAACGCCCCTACGGGCTTAAAATAATTTTCCGTGCATGGTTGCGGGTAAATTTTCCAATACCCATTTCGGTTGGGTCTGCAAAACGTACCGTCCAAAGTGCAATATCATAAGGGCGTCGGCGTTCCACAATGTCGCCTTAACGTCCGGGTAATAATCGGCGGCGGCTCGTTGGTATCGCTTTTTCCTTTCGGGTTTCTCCTCTCCTTTTACCCGTAATTTGAGGGTGTTTTGCCACTTTTGCGGGTGTACCAATACGAACGGGACGCCGCACATTTCAATAATGGTTCTCAATCGCTCAAACTCGGATAACAGTTTTTGCACCCGGAACGCTTTACCGGGGTTGTCGTTTACGTCGTCCGGGCGCAATTGCACCTTTTCCACGAAAACAAGGGGGCGGCAAATGCTTTTCATATACTCAAACCATTGTTTCAACTCCATAAGGTCGCCCGGCATTTTGATAACCTCCGTTTTATGGTTAGGGCGATAAATGGCAATTCCCCCGGTTTTTCCGGGGTCAATGCCAATAATACAATCAATCGTTATTGTGTTCATCTTTCCAATAAGTCAAATAATTATCAACTTGCAATTCCTCCGTAATCATGCGGGCAAATGCTTTCTTTATCTCTTTGAGGCGGGCAACCTCAAACGCCGTAAAATCAATTTCCTGGCTTTGTGTTCTATCCCGGCGGACGTGTTCGACCGTAAATTTGTTATACCATCCGGCGGCGGCTCGTTGTAAATACCGGGACAATGCGGTTGCCCGGTCGTCCTCGGTTTCTTGTATGTCGTCCGCCAATCCGACGGCGTGCAACCAATTGTAAACAAACATATCGCCAAATATACCAATGTTAAATTTACCCCGGTATTTGAATTGCAAAAAAGCGTTTCGGCAACGTTCGACGATCTCGTTATGGTATTGCCGTTTTGGCTCCGGGCTAATTTCCCGTTTTGGCTCCGGCAATGCCGCATACGCTTTGGATATTGTCCCGTTCTGCTTTCGGCGGTATGCGTTCAATATCTTTGCGAAATAATCGGCGTTGAACTGTTGGTAATGGTTTTTATCCGGGTTGCCCTGACTGTCTTTTGGCAAAAACTCGTTCAATTCCCCGGTCGTCGCCAACTCAAATGCCAATTTTATATCCGCCAACGTCATTTGCGAATAGTATTTTTTGAGTATATCCAACAACCGGGTACACATATACGCCCAATCGTTTTGTTCCGTCGGTATCCTAAACCCAACGTCCATTGCGATAAACCGGAACATTTGCGCCGTCTTTTCAACCAACGCCCCGTCGTCCATTTCGCAAATTTGCGTTTTCGTGGACGCCGCAAAAATGTACTTTTCAACCGGGGTTAACGCTTTGGCAACCTCAGGCAACTCGACCATTTGGCGACGTATTGCAATCGCTTTGGTTCCGGGCGGCGGGTTGTATATCGCAACCGCAACCGTCGCTTGCTGTATTTTTTCCGGTAAATTTCCCATTAATCGTAATCCTTTAAAAACTCCATTGCGCCGCTAACATTCAATTTGTTTTGCGGGGCTTGGTGTTCGGGTTTCACATGTACTTTTTTCTTTTCAACGTCCCCCCGTATGAAATTACGCACGGTTGCAACCCAACCGTTGAAATTTCGTTTGACGCCAATTTTAGTATCCGACCAATCGGCGACGGAATGAAAATAATAAATCAAATCGACGGGCGCAAATTCCGGGGTCGCAAACAGTTTTTCAAACTCGGAATAATCGTTGCCCTTTACCAACTTGAAAACCCCGGAATTGCGGAATATGGTTGTTTTCTTTTTATCGTTCTGAACCTCCAATTGTTCGTCAGGGAATAAATCCTCGACAACATCGTTGGCGGGATTATCCTTATCAATACTTAAAGAGTTATCTATATCAGTATTTAATATAGGGTTGGATTTTCCAACCACCGTGGTTGGATTTTCCAACCGGGGGGGTGGTGGGATTTCGCAACCGGGGTGGTTGCTTTTTTCAACCGGGGGGGTGGTGGGATTTTCCAACCACTCCAACGCCTCCCAATAATTCGTCGAATACTCACAAAAACGTACTTTGTTTTTCTCATACTCAAATTTATTGATATACCGTTTTTCTACCAACGATTTGAGTATTTTAATAACGGTCGTTTTATCTAACCCCGTCCACTCAATTAAGTATTTCAACGAACCCTTAAAACGGCTTTTGCCGTCTTGACTGAACCCGTGAATAAGGGCGAAAACCAACAATTCGTTCCCTTTCAATTTCAACCGGGTAATCATTGGGGCTAAAATGGTTATATAGTTGCTATCTCTTATTGTCATTTTCAACGAATTTAATGTTTATACCGTCTTTTCTTTCGTTCGCATTACACGGGAACCGCTTACATGAACCGGGGTATTTGTGAAAATAACAACATTCGCAACCCTGCCAACCCATCCTTTGCTCCGCTTTTATTTCCGTATGGTTGACAACGATTTTATCGCCAACCTCAATTTCAATTTTCCGTTCCATTGTCGCCGCCCTCCAATTGTTTTATTGGCTTCCATGCCTGTTCTACTTTCAATACGTTGTCCGCACTCTCATTAGGAACCAACGACACAACGGGGAACCGGGAATTGTCGCCCGGCTTTTGGGTCGTCGCAAACTGTACGTTCAAATCAAATATAATTCCCTTACAAAATCCACGTTCCGCCAACATTCCGTCGAACGTATCCCGGATATTGGGGATTGTTGACGCTGTACCCTTTGTTTCGTAAGTCCATACCCCGGCGACACCACGAACCAACGGGCAAATAAAATTCAACGTCAACTTAACGTCCCAACCGTCGCCGCCCTTTTGGGCTTTCCGATTTGGGTATTTCTTTGTTACGCCCGCCATTAAAGTGGGATAAACTGCAACCGTTAACGTTTCGTACTTTTTGCCGTCCCAAACGTCAAACGTTTCCCCGTCGCCCCGTGCAATCAATCGCCCGGCGTCGTCCCGGTATTCGAACAACTCTAAACAAACTTTTTCCGGTTCATCCGCCGGAAATACAATTTGTATTGTTTGCGGTTTTTCGCCGTATGCTTGCGTAAACAACCCGGCGTATTTCCCGGTCGGTATAAAATAATCCACGCTTTGCGGGTATCCGTTTGCGTTTTTCATGCCAACCTTTATTTTTCCTATTCGGGGCAAAATAAGTCTATTTTGTGCCTCCGGTCGTGCAATTCGTCCTTTCATCGCTCTATCTGTTTTTATTTAACTTCAAATATATGCCATACAAATACTCCTTTGAAAAGTGTATTTATATAAATCAATTCGCCGTCATATTTCCCGGCATCGTGTCCGGTTCCTATTGTGGCAAATGTCCGTTTTTCCATTGGTTTGTCAGTATCTACCAACGCCCAAACAAATGTTCCACCGCCTTTAGATTCTACCGTAAGAACTTGCGCCCCTTGCGGCATACTGATTGTTTCGCACAAATCCGATAACGGATATTTATTTATTGTTTTCATAGCTATACTTTAAATTTCCGGGTCGTCGTTCAATAACTTTTGTTTTTTCTCGCTTTTGCCCTTTTTTGGCTCATTTGCGGGCTTTTCGTCTTTTTTGGTAGTATTCCCCTGCGTGGTTGTCTTTTTGCCCGTGGCGGGCTTGTTTTCCGCCTTTGCGGACGCTCTTTTGACAATCTTTGTTTTCGGCTTTTCGGGTTCCGGTTCCGGGGCAGCTTTCACGGCCTCGGCGGTTACGGCTGTTTGTTCGTCCGGCGTCTTATCTTTTGGGGCTTTGGTTTTTACCAATTCCGCCAACGTCAACGAAATAACGTTTTGCGTCAAATCCGGGGCGTCGTCCAATACGATTGCACCGGATACGGCGGTAAATATGTTATCTTTCTTTTCGTCCTCAATCGCCGCAATATCCAACAATGCCGGGATTTTCTTTGCGTTGGGGCTGTCTGTTTGGTCTTTTAGATTGTAGGACGGTTTTTTGCGCCAATCTTTCGGGGAAAAATTGAAAACCTTTGTAATCGGGAATTGCTCAAAATTAACGTTCCACATATCCCGGTAAAGGTGCAATTGTATTTCCGCCTCCTCGTAAAATCCTTTGCGCCCGCTCTTAAAATCGACAATTGCGTTTATCCGGTCGGTTCCGCCGATTTTCGCCAACATGGTACACGGGCAATCTATCATTCCGGCATACTTGTAATACGGGTGTACTAACGCAATTTCGACCGCTAACGGTCTAACGTCGTAATCCAAAACGAATTGCGCAAACGCCAATACGTCCTTTTTCAAATCGTCAGCGTAATAAATAAAGTCGTCCGGCAATTTGTTAACCTCAATGTATTCTTTCAATTTGGATTTCAATCCGTCCAAATCATACGCCCGGTTAATCAATAATTCCTCAAATGCGGCGTGCATGAACGTTCCATACGCCGCCCGTTCGCCTTTATAACGTTCGCTTTCCTCAATCCCTTTATCGGCAATCCATTTGATAAGGAACGGCGATTTGGGTAACGTCTGCGACAAAATGGTTGTAACAGACGGGAAAAAATCCGGGTTTCCGTTTTCGTCGTAACGATAATAATAACGGTGCCCCTTGCTGTTTAACTGCCAAATCTTATATGGCGGTTCAATCAACGCATCGACGTTGAAAAACATTGCCGTCATTTCCTCAACCGTCATGCCCGGCACGATTTCAAACGCCCCGGTTTGTTGCTCCAATTCCATTGCCTCAAACGGGGGGATTATTTGTTGTTGTTCCTCGGATATTTCCGGGAATTTGTCGGCGGGAATATTTCCCGTTGTTTCGACTGTCTTTTTTACCGGGTCGCCCGGTGCATCGCTCTTTGTTCTCATTATTTCACTTTGTTATATTCGGATAATCCACATAAAAACATAATTGCGCACATCCCGGCAATGAATAATTGCCACGGGTTCCAAAATGCGCCAATCAAAGCGGCAACGCCCAATGTTCCAAACGTTGCCATAAGTCCGACGGCTTGCCCCTTTTCCGAAAACATTTTGTCGGCTACGGCTTCAAATGCCAAAACAAATTTACTTTTCATCGTTTCCGCCCTCCATGCCAAACAGATAATCCGCCGTACAATCCAACATTTCGCAAAGGATAACGACCCATTCGGGTACAATTCGTTTCGTTGTCCCGTTACACAAATTAGTCATATTAACCTGTTGCGCGCTTTCGGTTACGCCCGGAAATAAGCGGGCGGCAATGTCTTTTTTCAAAACCTTTTTCCCGTTCGCCTCTGAACGGGCGATTGCTTCGTTTACTTTCAATTTCATTGTTCTATTTTTAAAGTTTAATAACTCGGTTCGTTGCTCTCTGTGTGTCCGCAATGCGTACACGTTTTTTCCTCCCATAACGGGGTATATTCCGGCGGGGTCAAATATCCGTCGCCTCCGGTCTGCTTATATTCGCCGTCGGTAACTTCCATTTCGCCGCCGCATTCCGGGCAATCCCCGGAACCAATCAAAATGCACTCCAATAAAGCGTCCAAATATTCGGAACGAACAACGGCAATACCAATTGACCGAATAACCCCGGCGAACTCTGAAACGGTAACATCCCGTTCGTAACATTCCGACACGGGCAAACCCCAATTGTCGGGTATGTCCTCAATGATTTTGCGGTTGATTAACTCCGTAACGATTGTTTCGGATACTTGGTTGGCTGTTTTCCCGGAAAGGATCGCCAATGTCTTTAAATTTTCGCTCTCTTTTATTCTCATGCCTTTGCCGGGTATTCCCCCCGGTGGGTTTTGTTTCTGCAAAAATACAAATAGTTTTTTTAATTACCAAAAATAAAACCTTTGTTTTGGCAAATTATTTGCCGGGGGCGATTGGATAACCGATATTTTGCGTTACTTTTGTCGTACCGCATCAACCATTACATCGCTCTCGGTTACTGCGTACCGAACCCCCGGCGTATCTGTTACGTTTGGGGGTTCTCTATTTTATCAATATACAAATGTCGGTAAATGTCGCCATAATGCCCGGTTTCCTCCGTTACGGATTGGATAACGTGCGCCGGGTATTCCCCAAACGTAACGTATTCGTATTGCGTTGGGTCGTCGGATAATGCAAACTCAAATGTAATGTCAACGTATTTATCGCCGACCCGGTTAAATGCGTGGTCGATACCGAAAAATCCCGTATATGTTTGCCCCTCGACGTATTGCACCCGGTCGGAAAATAACAGGGTCAACAAATGCGAATTGCGGTAACACCCTTTGACCTCCGGGCCCACAACCCGCCGTATTTGTTCAATCTCTCGGTCATTGAATACGTCCGCCAACCTGACAACCTCCACAACCTTTGCAATATCCAACAAATCGTCGAACCATTGTTGTTGCTTTGGGTTCAATGATAATTGTTTCCATTTCCTCAACTCCTCTAAAATAACACTCATTGCCGTATCTGTTTTAATAACTTTGCGATACCCCGTCCGTCCTGTATGGTTTTCCCGGTATGCCAACCGGAATACGGGAATAAAGTAACCGTTGACCCCGTTCTTTTCTTTTCTATGATTGAAGAATTATTTGTTGCCGGGAAAACGCCCGGTCATTGGTTACGAATAATAGAACGTAATTTTGACGCCTCGGCGCAATTTACAAACTTCTTTGTCGCCGTAACAGTTGAACGCACGGTTTAAAAGACTGTTAACCAATTCAATATCGCCGACAATGCGGATTAACCCGGATACCCCAACCAATATATTAACCTTTTTTCCGTTTACCATTCCGGCAACTTTGATTTTGAAATTGCGGTTAATTTCGCTTGTTGTGTATGCCAACCCGTTGTAAATGCTTTGAGTATTCATTGTTTACGCTCTAAATTGTCCGGGGAAAACGCCCCGTCGTCGTATTATCGTACTGCAAATATACAACCATTATTTTAATTACCAAAAGAATTATCTTTTATTTTACGTTTTAAAAAACTTTTCTTTTGGTTCCCGGCAAAGTTATTTTTCCCGAATTTCTCGTTTAACAAACTTTCTTTGTTTCGACGGAAGTTATCCACTTTGAAATTATCGTTTAAATTTGGAGCGGAAAACGGGCAAAAACAAAAAGGGGATACAAACGAATGTATCCCCCCGGTAAAAACGATTAATTTTTGCGGCTATTCCTCTATTTCGATATACTCAACGCCCAATATCTCGGTATTGGGGTTTTTGCTAACTACATCAATTTGCCGATTTTTGATTTTATTTGTTTTCCATAAAAAACCCAACCAACGTTTGTATTGTACCGTTTCGGCAATCAACAGACTATCCCGGTTTATATGCGTCCCGGTAAATTGTCCGTCCGGCGTGGCGCATCCGTGCAACTGAAACCACGGTTCGACAATATCGACGCATCGTAAAACGGTCGTAACGGTATCCCCCGGCAAATAAACGATACTATCCCGGACGGTTCCCCGCAATTCGTTTATCGTCTGCAATTGGGCGGTCGTAACCGCTTGCAAATCCCGGTTCTTTGTCTGCAACGTTTTTATCAACGCCGCATCATCTGCCCGGTACTTTTCAAACTCCGATAATTTCAATTGCAGAACGCCAACGGTTACGGCGTTCAAACTGTCTTTTGTTTGGTATCGTTCCACGTCTGCCAATAACGCCTCCGTGTTGCTCCGGTATTTATCCCGTTCGTCGGTCAACCGCTTTATTTTGGCGTGTTGTACCCATAAGGCGGCGGCAACTGCCAAAATGATTGCCGCCAATATCAAATACTTTTTCATGCCTCTAACATTTTTTCGATTGCCCGGACGTGAACGTTGGCAATTCGTTGGCGTCCCTCGTTACTCATTATGAAACGGCAATCCTTTTCCGTATCCATAAAAAAGTTTTCCGACAACATCGCCGGGCAACTCGTTTTGGTTAGGATATAAAAATTGCTTTCCTTATCCGGGTCGCCGTCGGAATGGTCGGCACGCATTTTCCAACCGTCCGGGGCAAATTCCTTTTCCGCCTCGTTGTACAATATAGTTGCCAACGGGTCGGATTTGGTTTGACCGGGCGACGTGTAAACCTCCCAACCTGTACCGCCCCCGGCGTTGGCGTGTACCGAAATAAGGATTGCGCCTCCTTTGTTGCCTTTGGCAATGTCGTTGGCACGCTTTGCCCTTTCCGTCAATGAAACGTCGTTCCATTCGGGAACCAATACCACGTTCGCAATACCCCGTTCGTTTAATGCGCCCTCAATGCGGCGCACAATGTCCCGGTTAAATTCATACTCAAACAATTGCTTTCCGTCGCTCCATACGGGCGAACGTTTACCGGGCGTTTCCATGCCGTGCCCGTTATCCAAAATAATAATCGGTTTACTCATTTTCTTTGTCCTCCTTTTTTTCGTCCGGTATATCTTCAATGCACTTTTCGACCTCCGGGCGGTTAAACAATTTAAAAATATTAATTCGCTTTTTAATTCCTTTGTACTCAAAGTAATTATTAAAACAACTTGAAATTTCGACCCCGTAAACAATCAAAAGGAATAATGCCGATAATGTAGGAATACCCAATATTTCGCCGTATGCTTGCCCAAATAACCCCGCCAAAGTTACCCAACAAACATAGTCAACCAATTTGTTTATTGCTCGCCTCCATTTTCGGGACGTTCGGATTGTTTCGCCACGTTTACGGGCGGCGGCTATTCCGAATCTACTATCTATAATAATAAAGGCAATCGCCAAAAGCAAAAACGGGATCAATTTGCTATAAAATCCTAATAACGGAGCGAGCAATGTAGTAGTCGCTCCATTAATAATATTACGTTCCTGTAAAATCATTGTCTGTTTTCTTCCACATTAATGTAAGGGATAAAAACCCCACTATGTTAGAATACTATAAAGATTATGGGCATACATCCTATGCCCGGCAGCCGTGGGATGCACCCCATCTTGTATCATTGCATCTTTATAGGCTTGAGGATCGGAAACATTTGGAAATCCTATTACTGATGTATCAACAACACTAAATCCCGCCATTGTTGCAACTTCAAATATCGCGTTACGATATGCATTTAACGGTACAACATCTGCTTCATCTATGGTTCTACTATCATTTAAGGGAGTAATAAATATTATTTGTCTATCAGGAATAGTTTGTGTTAAATGTTTGCATACAACATCCAATCCTCCGTAAAATGTCGCATTTGTTGTATCTCCTAAACTTCCTAATGGTTGTTGTCTATAATAATCATTAATTCCCCCGGCAATAAATATAAATTCAAAATCAACATTAGAATCTATAATATTGGTTATTTGAGTGGTAATACTTGTTACTGCGGGGGTATGTTCTATTTCTGTAAAACCAGAACCCGATATAGCATAATTGGTTGAATTTGAGAAACCAGCCAAGTTGGAAAATATCTTACGATAATTTTCAGTAATTTGCCCGAAAGGATTAGAAGCAACTCCAACGGTTACACTATCTCCGAAAAATGCCGCTTTTGCCCCTTCAAAATTATATTTTTTCTGCAAATTATGTCCATATTTTAAAACAGCATTCGATTGTATAGTACTTTTCTTATTAATCTCTTCAATTATTTTATTCATCTGATAAAAGACGGCAAAATAACTTTTTAATTCCCATCCAGAAGCAGTAGTACAAGTTCTTACATAATATACATCATCCGGAATAAAATCTTGTAAAGATGTCATATTGCTACCAGCTGATGTAGCAGGTATGGTAGAAATTAATTTTTTGTTTTTATCATATAAACATAAAAGAGCTGTTTGTACACCATTTGAATATTGTCCCATTACTGCACCCTCATACTTTAATCCAGGCAATACAGGGATTAAATTCGTATATAGCCAATATGGCGTAGATACAATGGTTCCATCTGCTTTTATATAACCATGATTAGCAAATGGAAAACTTTGGGCAACTTCATTAGAATTTACTATATCTGAATTACTTAAATATTTTATATTATTAGGTAAATAAATAAGTAATTCCCCCATAAGACAACGAGCAATAATAGTCCATGCGGGGATATTGGTTGGTAATGTTGCTTCTGTAAATACGTATGTGTATATATATTCTTTATTTTTTGGCAAATCATCCATTGATGTAAACGGAACAAAAGAATTTTTCTTTTTTGATAGTACCAAATAACTACCATGTTGTAACAGTGCATCAATAACTACAGGCGCATAATTTGTTCTATCTGCATAATATAAGAAAACTGTTGTACCATAAGTATCATCATAATTAGCACTTGTAGTTAAATGCAGTGAATCATAGCCTGTTCCAACTTGTCGTCTTACAAGAATATTATTTTTCCACATTGTATTTACTAAATACAATGGTGCACCTTCATTTCTGAGATAATTAAAAATACCTTTGATTCTATAATCTAAATATAGATATACATCAGGGAACGTGTTACTTATCGCAGTGCTAACAATACAATATTTTGCATTATCAGGAACTATCCCGTTTATTTTATTATATCCCAATACTACTCCCGGAATTGAACTTATAAATACCTTATTTTCATCATAGAAAGCGATCAAACTTACATCTTCCTGTGAATAAACTTTAAGTTCATAATAAGTTCCAGCCATAACTGGTTCATAATAGGTTGTTTTCCAATATTCAGTATACGCAAAAGTTCCATCTGCTTTCACATATCGCCCTAGAACTGAAAACGGTATAAATGATTCTGTATTGTTCCTTAATAATGCCACTTCCTCTGACGTTGCTACTCCTAATACCGTTTTAGTCCAATTCCCTTTCTTATTCTGAAAAATAACAGTTGTATTATCACCTATAACTGCGCCGTTAAAATAAGTATATAATCCATTTTGTACGGCTAAATAGAAAACGTTTTGATCGGGGGTTCCAGGATTAGTATCAGGAGTTGCAATTCCGGCAAAAGTTGCATTTTCTCCTACTGTTGAAATAATAGTCAGGAGTGTATTTTGCAATAATAAACCGGTAATTTCTTGATTCCCGTTTTGTTTAATTACACTCGTAATAGATTTTTTCAAAGTTTCATAATTTCCCATGACTGCCAATTTTATTAATTATCAAAATCATTGTTAAAATCATTATTAAAATCTCCTAAATTGGATGGAACGATACCCCGTCCAATCTTTTTAATTACTGTATCGCATTCAAATTCTGCCTCGACAGATGCTAAATTACCCTGTGTTTGCCATTTTACAGTAATCAAAAATGTATCGCAGTTATATGTTTGTCCGTTAGCAGTTATCCGGACATAATCCGCCATTCGAATAACTCGCATTGCATCGCAAAGATATTCGGGCGCAAGGAATTGGAACTTATAACGTTTTTCACTCAATTGCTTTTCAGGGAAGAAAAAACCGTCTCTATCCTCTCCTTCTTCCTCAAAGATATATTCCGGTTTACCTATCTCGGCACAAAGATATAATATGTTTTTAAAGGGCGATGCATAATCAATTGCCCCGTCATCAAACGTTATATTATCAATATCCCACCACTCTATTTTCATATAGTTTTCAATACCATGAACAATAGTAAAAACGTCGGAAGTAAACCGATCCTTTCCATCGTGTAAACCTAAATAAAATTGCCCTTCTTCCATTTCATTAGGAAAGGGAAATATACCCGGATAACTTATCACATCATAACCCAAAGTTGAAAAGCGATTAAGCCGCAAACCACCCTCTAATAATGTTTGAGTAACATTACGCACTTCACTTCCAATTAACCCATTTTTATTGACCCGTCGAATTACAGCAGTAGGATTCCATACTGATGAAGTTGGACGAATTATCTGGAAGGGTAACAACCTATTGGAAGGAGAAAACAACGGATATATTTCTCCATATGCGTAAGACTTCCGAAAGTCCTGGTATTGTTCGCCTGAATAAAATGGCAATACTGATAAATTATTGTTCGGTGTCATATTTCAAGGTTAATTTATTCATGCGACTACACAAATTTATACTTATTTTTTCAATTTGCCCGTTTCCTAACTTAGTTTTTATAAGTTGCATCGGATCAGGGTCGTCTATACTTGGGTAATTCAACGTTTGTTTCTTTTTACGGTCTATCCCCAAAGCGCGTACTTGCGATCCATTTATTTCAACGTTGTAAGCAGGCAAATCGTAGATGTAAAAAGTTGGTTGTAGATATCTCATTGCTAATATACCGTTTTGTAGTACTAATTTACCTGCTCCAAAACTAAAATCCAGGAAAGGCAATTCGTATGTGTTACCGTTTTTAACCGCTGCAAAAAGCGCAAACCCATCGTCCGATACGCTTCCAGGATTCAAAATCATGTAATCTATATCTGACGTAAAATTAGAAATATTTATACTCTCGATTTTCCCAGCCGTTACATATTTGCTTATAACCTCTATCGGGCTTCCTTCAAAAGGTTCCGTAACATCGTCCATCCATTCAAACTGGTATCGTTCTGGCATATCAGCCTTATCAAACGACCAACTGTTTTTTGCAAAACTCCAATTTTTGCCGTTACGTATATTTTGCAATTTGGTTAAATCGACTCCAATGTTTGCCGAATTATATGAACCGCCATTGCGGAAAAACTGGATATGTTCGATTTTAAATTTGTTGTTTTCAATATACCAATAACACCGGAAACAATCCCGTAACATATTTGTAACTTGCTGTAACGTTATCGGGGCCTTTTGTGCTGGACGATCATAATCGCCATTTGTTACGTTGGTTTTCTGTGTTAGTAATAATGTAAAATTATAATTACCAAGCGGGCGATTTGCTCCATATAAAAAACGGCTGTATTCCTCGGTTCCTTCGTGCGTAATTCCTGGCGCAATTTTTTGCAGCAATACAGATATAACAGACGATATAGGATTTACGTCTCTTAACGTATAAGGAGATCGCGCATCTTCTTCCAATAACCAATCAGCAAGATAAAACGCAAACCATATAGACGCATACCGCCACGTTGATCGGGCAATAGGATAGAATATATCGCCGAATATAGAATAAGGCGGCATAAAATAGGTTCCATCGTCCCGCATACCCCATTGTGACGGCTCCGTGGAACTTCGATTTGATATATATGCTACATTAAACCCATATCCAACAACCCGATGATAATTGTGATTGTTTTCTACAATATCATCGGCAGGTAACGGGTGGGTGTCTACATCTCCTAATTTTTCAACATCGCATAAATAACGAGCATATATGGAATAAGTTGCCATTTCACAATGAGCCGAACCGGTAGCCCCTGAACCGGCAACAGCAGGGGCATCGAAATCCGCATTGTCCCAAGAAGTGCCCGAAATAGAAGCAGTATAACGATACATCACTACACCGTCTGACCTTCTCCGTATTTCAACTATTGCTGAACTAAAAAATGGTGCAACATAAACCTGTTGCACATTAATATAATATCCGTTTGCAGTATTAGGATTCAAATCACCGGTAAATACATCATTTTGGTTCGTCATTCTACCGGAATATAATCCATTTACATTAGGATTGGTGGAACCCGTCACATTGATCTCTTTTAATAGATTGCACAACACAAAATAATATGTATTTATAAGTGCATTACGATCTGTTATAACGTTAGCGTCTTGCTCCCAGTACATGCCGGACAAAAAACATGAAACGACACTGTCACCCGGGATATATATTTGTATTAAGGGACGTTTTTTATAATTCAATTGTGTTATTTGCGGTGCTAACTCGATCAAATTATATTCCTTTTCTAACCCTGCCAACACATCGTTATATTGGTCGTAAACATCCGGCTGTACAGTAACTTTTTTATCGTCCTCATTCCACTCGCAATCCGTTTTCATAAACTTACCCGTGTAATATGGGAAAAACGATAACCCGCCGTCGTCGCTTTGCTCAATCCTGAATATAAATTCCGTATCAAAGGATTTATCGTTTATAAAATCGTAATCATCTCGAACAAAATTAATTTTTCCGGATAGTTTAGTACGATAGAATTGTTGACCGGTTTCCAATTCTAATTCCTTTGCTAAATCGTCTTTATATATAGGGTTTACTCTACGATATCCTGCTTCATCTAAAACAATCTGTTTTAAATCATCATCCGAAAAATATTGCCAACCCTCCGGTGTTGCAGATGATGAATTAGCCCAAAAACTTAAAGCGATAAAATTAGTCCCTTCCGGCGCAACACCTCGACCATCCAACGAACTACCTAACACCCCTCCTGTGATATCAGAAGTCAAAAATAACATACGCATACCTGTTTGTTGTACCCCATCTTTATACACTATGTATTCACCTACGGAAGCCGGCAATATAATACATTTATAACTATTGCCTCCGGGGGGGGGAACATATATACCGTTCATCCCGTGATAAAATCCGGTCTTTATATACTCATATATATAAACCTGTTCCCTACCTGCATTTAGATAAAATCTGTATTTCGGATTCATAACGTTAATTGATTGTTCGTTTTAAATTCTTGTAAATCATTATTGTTTTACCGTCGGCGGTTGTGTAATACCGGACTGCGTTTTGTTCCTTAATTGTGCGAACATCGTTTTGCAAATCTCGCATATCTGGGCTATCCTGCGATACATTTATCGTAAAGTTATTGCCATCTTTATACGCGTTCATATACTTACGTTCAAATACCCCCTGGTTCAATGCGTTAACAACGTCCGGTATAATACGACGGTAACGGCGCGAATTACGCTTGTTGAACACGGCGAAAAATTCCCCGCCCTCGGCACGCCTCCGGGTTCCGTTTGGCTTGGTTCCCAAATCAACGTCGTTGCCGGATTGGTGCGAACCGCCGTTCAACAATTCAACCGTACCGTCGCCGTAACTTTCGTTACCGCCGTTGGATTTCGTCATTTGTGCCGCTTTTATCTTGGCGGCGGCAAAGGAACCCCACATTATCGCAATTGCGGGTATCGCCCACGGGAACCCCAATTGCGACCAAATTAAAGCCGTTGACGTTACAAGGTTCCCAATTTGTTGTATGGTCTGTATCGCCTGTTGTTGCTTTTGGGCTTTCTGTTGTTCCTTTAATGCCTTTTCTTGCGTTTTCCGTGCCAAATCCAAATCCTTTTGCGCTTGTACGACGGATGACGCATAACCGTTGGCACGGGCGGTTAATTCGGCATCTAACGCCTTTTGTGCGCTGTCAACCTCTTTGTCGGCGGCGGTAACGGCGGCGTCGGCGGCGGCTAACTTGGCATCCATGAACGTATTAAGAGCCTCCATTGCGAACGATAACGACGTATTGATTGCCTCCTTTTGGTCGTCGTTCAAATTCAACCCAAACAGTCCGTAAATATCTTTACCCCGTTCGTCGCCCTTGCTTTGCTGTATCTCTTGGTCGATTTTGGCGATTGTGTTTTGAATTGTGGCAACCTCCGTTTCGGTCAATTTGACCCCGGCGGTTTTGTTCAACTCCAAAATCTTTTTCAATCGTTCCTTTTCTTGTTGCAAGCGGAACCGGGTTTTGCGTGCCTCAGAATTGCGGATTAAATCGAACTCCGACGCCTCCAACGCTTGTTGTTGGTCGAACAACATTAATGCCCGTTGTTGGCTTAACTCGGTCGTCTGTTTCAATATCCCAGCGTCCCATTTGGCATTTATCGCCTGTTCGTCCTGCCTTAACTCCTCGGACAATTGGCGGTTTTGTGCCAACTCCAACGCCCGTTGTTTCTGCCACAACTCGGTACGCAATGCGATTTCCTCGGCGGAACCCTCCCGAACCGCCGCCAATCTCAACTCAATTGCTCCGGCTTCCCGGTTCAATTGGTCGATATTAATTTGGTCGTTTAATTCACCTAATTCCTTTGCATATTGTTGTTGTAACAATTTTTGTTGGTTCAATAATTCGGTCGTTTGTGCCTGGGTCAAACCCCGTTCCGTTTCTAATCGGGTTGCAATATCTTGTATCTGCCTTTCATACTCAACCCGCAATTGCTCCCGTTGCTTTTCCGCACCGTCCGCCATTAATGCTAACCGTGCGTCCTGTGTAGTACGTTCCGCCGCTAATTCAGACGCTCGTTGTTGGTTGGCAATATCGACCATATCAACTGCTAATTGTTCCCGTAATGTAACAATTTGGTCATTTAATACTTGCCGTGCTTTTACTGTTAAATCTGCCTCGGTGCGCAACTGCAATTGTATGTCAGCAATTGCACGGGCGTTGGCGGCTTGATGTGTTGCTCTTTGCTGGTCAAATGAATTTTTGATAAGAGCAATTCGGGCATCCTCGGCTTTCCTCAAAATATCGGTTTCCTGTTTAGCGATATTTTGGTTTTCCTGTATGCGTGTGGCGGCTTGCGCCCTGCGTTCTGCATCTAAATCCGCCCCCTCGGTTTTAAGTTTTACGGCAATATCAATTTCTTTCCCTAATGCATCTATATGACTCTGTACCGATTCAATAGCTTTATTAATTTTGCCTTTATCAATTTTGCCATCGAGATTTATATCTAATTTTAAACTATTTATTTTTTTTAATCCTTGTGATTGAGCCGTTTGTAATTGGATTAAAATATCTCGTAATTGTGATATTTTATTCCTATTTTCATCTAAGGCATCTAATTCAGCACCCCAAAAACCTTTATTCGTGTTGTGTATTTTTACACGTTCTGCAAATATTTCATTCTCTATTTTACGTGTTTCTCCTAAACTTGCATTCCGTGCCTTTGCAACATTTAATTCTCGTTCTAATTGTGTTATACGTTCCCTACTTACGCGGGTTATTGTTTCGTTTTCCGTTTCTAAATAATCTAACCATATTTTTTGCTGTTCATTTAATTTTTTTTGATTTTCCGCTGATTTATCAGTATTAGATGTAAAAAGAACTAAAGCCCCTACAACACTAATAAGGGCAACAGCTAATAAAACATATGGATTAGCGGATGCAACAAGATTAAATGCCTTTTGTGCAACAGTTGCTGCTAATGTCGCTTTTGTTCCCTGCATGGTAACAAGTCGGTCGTAAACCTTTGCTTTGGTTAATGCGGCTTGTTGTATGCGGGATATACCCAACATAAGGGCGGATTGCTTTTGCACGGCGTTTTGTATCGCCTGTACCCCGGTTGTAATCGCAATAGCGGCTTGCAACTTCTTTTGGGCTTCCTGTACGTCGGAACTTTCCGCCCCGAACAATTCCATTGCCCCGGTATATGCGGCAAATCCCCCGGACGCACCCGCCGCAAATCCCATTATGCTATCCAATGCAGACGTATCCGACGCCATGTTTTTAACGGCTTGCGTTGAATCCATTAAGGCGTCTTTTAATTTTCCCGCCTCTTGTTCCAACGACTTAAATTCTGCGGTATCCTGTTTGCCCTCTAAACGCATAATCGCCAATTGTTCCGTCATTTGGCGAATTTGGGACGTTAATTTTACCGTTGCCCCCTCGTAATTACCTACATTTAGCGACGTTTTCCCCGTCGCCTCCTGTAAACGTTTCATTTCGTCGTAAATCGCTTTTGTTTCCTCAACCAATTTGCGCCCCTCCTCGGTCGCCTCCCTTTCCTCAACCGTCATGTTGTTAAGGTATATTTTATTGATTGAATATTGGGCGGATAACTTATTATATGAACCCTCGGCGGCTTGGTTCCGGCGGACGATAAGTTTGTTTAACTCGTTCGCCTCCTTACGGGCTTGGTTCAATTGCGCCAACGTTTTTGCGTTCTCACTTTCCGCAAAACGTACCTCCCTTGCGGCTTTCGCCAATTTGTCGGCATCCGACGTTGCCCCCTGTATGGACTTGCGCCCGGTTTCGGTTGCCCCACTTACGCCCTGCAATGCCGCCTTAACGGTTATTGCCTCGGATTTGATATTGTTTAACGTATTCATATAAGCATCGCCCAATTGGTCTAATTGCGCAATCAACTTTGTAATACTGTCGTCCGGCTTTACCAAATCCGAATATTTGATTGGGTTGTTATTGTCTGCCATAACGTCGCCTTATATTTATCGTTATTGACGGGAAATTTGCCCGTCATTCAATTTTAATTCTTCGGTAATACCTTTTATCTACTTGGGCAAAATAACGCCGCATTTGGCTTTATTTTGCCGCTTTGTGTCCGGGTTTTTGTTTGAACATCTGTTTTACCCTCTCGAATGCGTTGTAATACTCCAAAACTGTATATTGTTTCGGGTTGGGTACGTGCAAATGTTGGGAAAGGGTCAAACACATATTTTCAAACTGTTTGTCGTACTGTATTTCCATGCTTTCCGACCCGTTGAACGGTTGCGGCTTGTTGTATGTCAACAACTCGGTCGTTATCCGTTCGATTTGCTCCCGGCGGTCGTCTGTATCCCCGTCAATAATGGCATCCAAAATTAACATCGTGCGTCGTTTCAATTCGTCGAAATACTCCTTTACGCTTGCATCGTCAAACAGCCGGGGGAAATACAATTGCAATTCCTCATCTATTTTTTTTTTGACCGCTTCCAATTGGGCGGTCAATTCGTTTTGCGGAACCTCGGCGAACAAATCCAATATCTTTTGCAATCCGTCCGTTGATAGGTCGTTTTTCGGTTCCCCGTCCACGGACTTAACCAACGCACAAAACGCCAAATGCCGGGGGGATACCCCGGATTGAATGAAATACACGTTTTGCCGCATATTTTCTAATTCCTGTATCGCCATTTCCGGTTTTTTCCCAATGCAATATCGTTTGGTTTTCTCAATATGGTTGTCAAAGTCTGCCAAATCGGAACCAACCCCGGCGTCGATAAGCAACATTTTGTTATACGCATGAAAACGCAACATCGGCAACGTGTCGATTGCGTCGTATATCTCGACGGTATGCCCGCCCAATTGTGCCGTAATCATAGCAATATGCGTGTTATCATGGTTGAACAAAAGGGAACCAACAATAACGCCGGGTTTCCGGTTACAAACGCCAAAAGGATTGCCAAAGCAACCCCCGCCCAAAAGGACAAACAAAAATCGCAATGGAACATCTTTGCGAAAAACTCGTTGCCGTGGACTTGCACCCACTCAACGCACCCCCATTTTTTTAAGAGGGTTAAACCGAACGCCGCAACCAAAGCGACCACGGCGGTATAAAATGCAAATTGTATCATATCTCAAATTATTTATCTGTTAAACACGTTTCGTCAACTTCCAATTCGCCCTCAAAGCGGAACCCGGCGAACGGGTGCATTAAAAATTGATTGTCGATTTCATCCAAAGTAAACCCGGTAAATATATTTTCCGCTTTCTCATAAACCCGGTTTATTCGCATACTACCAACCCGCAACCAAAACCCGCCGTTCAATACTCGCATTATTTGTTGTTTCACGCTTTCCCGGTTCCGGTTGTTGGCATCGTTGGTTACGGTGCGCATATCAAACCAAAATATAATCGAAAACGGGGATTTGTATTTGCTCGGCTCCCCGGCGTACCAACTTATGCTTTGCGGGTCGTCCACAACGAAAAACGAAAAATTCCCAATCTTACTATCCGGGGCAATCAACATATATTCGTTGCCGCCGACGTAAATATTGGGGGTGTAATATCGTTTGCCCTGTATGGTTTTAACCAACCGTTCCGCACGTCCGAACGAATAGTTTAACCACGGCAAGCCGTCCGCCAATCCTTGTTGTATGTTGGCAATAACCCGGTCGAATAACTCCGGGTTCTTTATTATCGGAATTCTATCCATTGCCGTAAATTGTATTATTTAATTGTTTCAACAAATCCGGGTATATGTATTGCCAAATCAACGACCCGATATTCTCGGTTGTCAATCCCAATATTTGCCGCCCGTACTTTTTTATCAATTCCTCGGTTTTCCAATCCGCCGCCTTTATTTCAAACTGCGTGTTGTTGACCTCCAAATAAAAACTACTTTCAAAATCGCCCTCATCCCGTAACGTTACCCGGTTCGTTGGTTGTCCCTTTTCCTCCTTTATCGCAATGGTTAGGGGGGAATACGGGGCGTAATCCATAATATCAACGCCCAAACAGTTAATTCCCTGCTCAAACAATTGTTCCTCGGCGTTCATATCAACAATATACGCCTCGTTGTCCCAAATGATTTGTTGTAACCATTTCCCGGACGTCAACCCGTCGTTCGCAAGGATAACCCGCTTTTGCAAATCCAATATTGATTGTAACCCCGGCATATCCAATTATGTTGTCCGGTACTTTACACCCCGGTTGTTACAACTCAAACAAATGCGGTCGATACCCTGCGTATCCAATCGCAATGCCTCAAACGCTTTTTTAAGGTCATAACCCAAACCGCCGGGGCGACCCTCAACATTCCCGTCCAACTCATACAAAATTTCCATTTTAGAGGCGTTGGATTGGTTACGGTTTACCCTTACGTTGGGGTTCATTGCCAACGTGCGTAATGCGATTGCGGCGACTTGGCGTTGAATTACCGTTTGGAATATTGACCGTTGAGAAACGATAAAATCCGTAAGGTCGCAACCAACGGTTATTTCGCAATTCAACCCGTAATTCTGTGTATTGGTGTACATCGTGTACGCAATATCCCACAACTCCGGGTATTCGGCGAATGTTTCCGGGGCGTTGAACATAAACGGCGACACTTGCAAATACTTTGTTATTTGCTTCCATGCCTCAATATTGCCGTACCCGGTACACGTTCCGCACGGTTCCCGGCTCCAATCTTTCGTCATGTTTATTGCCTGCATTCCGGTGGGCAATTCGTCTTGGTTGTAACATAGGAACCACGCACCCCCGGCGTTGTTGTCGTCGCTGATATACGGCAAAAAACAGTCGGTCAACTCAAACCATTGGAACCCGCCGTTGGTAACGGTAAATTCCAAATCAAACGTTTTTATCGGGTCGATTTGGGACGAATGAAATAAATACAATCTCACGGTTCCGGTTGCCCCTGTCATTTGCAAGCCGACCCGGTTTATTTGGGCGGTAACTCCCATTGCCCGCACCGGGACGATTTCAAACCCGACCAACTTGTGTGTATTGGGTTGGGTTGCCCGGATACGCCCCGCACCGTCAAAGAACGGGCGACGCTCCAAAAGATTCTTTGTTTCCTTATCCAACTGCTTTATTTGTGTAAACGTTTGTACCGCCGTGGAAATTCCGTTGCGGGTCAAACGCTCCAAATAGTCGGACAATATGTTGTATTTCTCCCAAAAGGTCGAACCCTCGGCGGGAACCTCGGCGACGTTATCAACCAAAGCAACCCAATACAAAGGTTTGCCCGCCGCATCGTTGGCGTATTGTACCACGGTTTCGGCTTTCCATTTCTTTGTATCGTTCCAAACCGGGTATTGAAAGCCCCAATTGTCCGGGACGATTGCTGCCATATTATCCAACGTTACAAGCGGGTGCGCCCCTTGAAAATATAACCCGCTTTCGGTTTCCGTCAATTGCTCGGCGATTGCCTCGGCGGGATTATATGATTGTTCCCAACCGACGACGTGCAATAACTTATCTTGTATTTCCTTAATCCTATACATAAGCCCAAATATAACCGCCACAAGTTTTTTTTATACCCTTGCAGCATTTAACAATATTACTATCATTTAAACCCGTATTAGGGAAATCGTGTATTACTTTCCAATTTTCCATATCATTAATTTAAAAAGAGGGGGCGGGGATAACTACCCCGTCCCCTCGGTTAAATAATCGTTCCGTATTGCGGTTTATGCACCCGCACCACCACCCCCGGCGGGAAACTCGGTTGCGTTGGTAACGTAAACGGGCATTCCTAACGGTTCGTTCGGGTTACGTGCTGCAATCTCGGTTTTGATAATCGGGTTTGCAATGGTCGTTGGGTCGCTATTGTAAGCAACGATAAACGCCACGTCAACCGAAAATCCGAAATACTCCTTAACGGCACACGTCAAATCTTCCGTTGCCGCCCCTGCGATTGCCGATTGGTCGCCAACGCCTGTGTAATAGTGCGACCCAACGGGCAAATCAATGTACGGCAAACGTACAACGTCCCATTCGTGGAAATTCGCACGGGCACGGCGCAACGCTTCACGGTCAACACGGGTTAGGATACCAACATTTCCGTCTGCAACTGCATAGAACGAACCCATTTTACCGCTTTCGTCAACAACGTTGTTGGTATAGTGGATAACCTTGTTGTCGTACTCCATGCGCTTGTTTACGTCGTTGTAAATGCCGTGTTGCGCAAGTTTACGGATAAGGCTATCAACCCCGGCGTTGCCGATAATGTGGATATACTCCGGGTAACAGTTTGCCCGCATAATCGGGTTTACGTCGCCCAAAATCTCGGTCGCCATTTGTACCGGAACTTGGATACTGTTACCCGTCTGCGTATAGTTGAGCAACGTTTTGAAAACCTGCGTTTTGTTGGCTTCCAAAGCGGCAACCCCGGCGGCATCCAAAGAGTTTGCCAACGCACGGGTCGTCTTTTCCATTTTCCGCAAAAAATCATGTTCATACGAAATTTCGTTGTTCATGTATGCGGCGGGAACCATTGTAAAGCCTATCGCATAGGTTGCCCAAACGACGGTTACAAGTGCGGACGTGTTTTCGTTATCGGCGATAACACACGACCGGGTGTTGGATACCTGTACATTTTCGTCGTAACTAATTACGGGAATTTGTACGGTATTGCCCATTGACGCAAACGCACGGTCGCGCAAATTGGGGTTAATGATTGAGGACGGGGCGTTGGTTTGTTCAATGAAAAAATCCAATGCGCCATACTCACACGGGCGGGTCATATTACGGTCTAATTCCGGGTTTTCAACTCGCCAATTCTGCAATCTTGTTGCGATTAAACTCATGTTCTTTAAATTTTAATTGTTATTGAAATGCGGGTTTACCCTTTACCCGTGGTAACTCTACTTTTCCGGCAACGCCGCAATATTGTTTTCTTTCCATGCCGCACTCATTGCGTCGTCAAACTGCTTTGTACCGACTTGCAAGCCTTGACCCTGCAAAGACTGCGTAATTGCGTCGTATGCCTCAACCCTTGTTTTTGCGCCGGAAATGCTGATTGCACCGCCGCCGATTCCGCCGGAACCGCCCGCCGGGGGTGTGCTTCCGCCGCCCGCCGCTTGACGTCCTTTGTCGATAATACCCATTGTTTCCAATTCACGGGTCAAAAGGTCGCCGGGGGTGTACGGGTTCAACTGATTGTTCGGGTTGCGCATAAGTGCGCCCGTTTCGTCCTTAAACGCCAATACCTTGCCGCCTTTGCCGTCGTCGATATACTCCGGGTTCATCGCTTTGATTTTGTCGATTGCTTGCGACAAAAGAACCTTTGTTGCGCTTTCCGGCAACTCCGGTTTGAACTTGACCCCGGCAACCGCTGTTTGCAATGCGCTTTCAATGCGAACGCCGAACAACTCGTTTTGGTACTTTTGTTCGGCTTCGTCGTATTTGGTTTTTAGGTCGTTGAACTGCGTTTGTACCGCCGTCAAATCCGCCTTTGCTTGCTTCAAAGCCTTTGCGGTTTCGGCGTCGGTTGCGCCGTCGGCAATCGCCTTTTCCAAACGTGCCTTTTCTTTCGTCAGACTTTCGATTTGAGCGGTCAAACCGTTTGCGCCCTCGGCTTTGGTTTTAAACTCCGACAATACACGTTTCGCATAGTCGTATGTTTTTTCCGTGCCGTTCTTGGCTATCCCGGTCGCCGCCAAAATATCGGCGTCCAAATCCCCGTAAATTTTGCCCGTCTTTTGAGCAATAACGGTGTTTTCATCGTTTTGCGACAACGTAGTTATCGCCTGTATTTGTTCATCGGTCAATCCGGCTAATACCGCATTCGCCTTTAAAACTTCGCTTGTTAATGCCATAATCTTACCCTTTGATTATTCGTTATACCTCGGTTATTTTCCGCCCTCAGTTTTTGCGGTTTTGTTGGCTTTTGCCAACGCATCGGCAACGGCTTTGTCGATTGCCTTTTGGTTCGCCTCGGCTTGGTCTGCCAATGCTTTTGCAACGGCGGCGGCAATTGCCTTTTCGTTTTCCTCGGCGGCTTTCGCCTCGGCATCCGCTTTGGCTTTGGCTTGCGCCTCGGCTTTTACGGCGGCGACGGCTTTGTTCGCCTCGGCTTGGTCTGCCAACCATTCGTTCGGGTCGTGCAACACGGTAATCGTGTACCCCTGCTTTTTCAGATTTTCGGCAACGTTGTTTTCGTACATCTTTTTGCCGAATTTCTGTACCCTCGGAACGGAAAGGCGTTTGCCTGTTTCGCTGTCGAACTTGCGCACCTCAATAACGCAATGATACAAATGTTTCTCATTGTCCGGGACAATGTAGTTTTCCGGGGTTACGTTGGCAACCGACACGTCCTTTGTTTTACCCTCGGTTTCTGTTTTCACTCGCATACTCTTTAAATTTATTAGTTATAAACTCTATTTTGGAATTATACGGCATATTGTAGCCAAATTCCAAAATGTTTAAATACTCACGCTCAAATCTACGTACAAAGTTAGCAAAATCCAACTTAATACGCATATCCGTTTCGTCGATAATCTGACGCCCGTACAAATCCAACACCTCGTTCCGGGTCAAATGGCGGTACGGTTCCAATTCCGACAATATCAACATACGTTGTAATTGGGTTGGATTATTCCGGTACTCCGTTTCCAAAATTTGGTTCTGCATGGCGTCCAATTCCGCCTCGCTTGCGCCGCTCTCTTTGGCGACCTTGTACCGTTCCCGTACCTCCGTGGCATTCGACAAATAAAACTCGGTTCCGTAATTGACTTTTGCAGACACAAACAACGACCCGTACCGTAAACGGCAAACCGTTTCATCGACGAATTGTTGGGCGGCTTCAAATCCTTTCTTTATCCGGTTTAAGATTGTCGATTGACTTTCAAAGTTTGCCAATACTTGTTGTTCATTGAGGGCGTCCCGTGTCGTTACCTCCTCGTTGGTTCCAACGACGGACGTAATGATATTGTTTTTTAAACGCTCCTCCTCCTCGACGTTATAATCCAAACTCCCACGGTCAACGGTCAACATTTGTACCGGGTTACGCAAATCGGGTTGTTTGTCCCCGTCCGGTATCGGGATTTCGACAAAAGAGCCAACGCCGTTAATCCGGCTTTCCCCGCACTTTGGGCAACGCAACAGTAACCCGGCGGCATCCAATCGGTAAAACCCTTGTTTATCTTTCAAAAACCCACCGTCGCAATAATCGCCGTTTTCAGCGTTGGAAAAGTCGCACGATTGTTCGTACCCCGAATATATCGGATACGATCCGTACAAATCTAAATGGCGTTTACTTATGTGGTAAAACAAAAACCAATCCAACGCCTCCAATTGCTTTGTTAGCGGGGATTGTTTAATATCGGGTTCTTTAAGGCTCAACGGTTCCGTCCAAAAGAAACGGGCGGGGCAATACCCCAAATCGTGCGGGTTCTCAATAAGCAATTCCCCAATGTTGCCGCCCTCGGCTTCCCGGAATATCCGGTATTGCTCGTTGTCAATTATGGCAATCCTTTTGTCGTCCTGTCTGAAAATTATCCAATCCATTAACCCGGTTGTTGGGTTGGCTCGGTAATCAATTACGGACGCAATAGGTAGCCAATAAAAGTACGGGGCGGGGTATTTGTCGCCGGGGGCTTGCTCGGTCGGCATATCGACAATTAAGACGCTGTTTATTTCGGTTTGGAAATACTCCCAACCCTTGTTGCTCCAAACCTCCGGTTCGTGCAATACGTCTTGGCGGTAATACTCCCAATCGTCCCTTTGTTCACTATTCATAAACTGATAGTTGAACGCCGGGTTACGACCGTCAAAAATGCGGCTTAACTTATCAAAACAAATGCCCGTTACCCCGTTGGTTGTAACGGGATAACGGAACAATGTTTTGAACATCTTAAATTTATCGGCAGGCAATAGGTTGCCGACAAATGCCAAAAAATCCGTTACGGGTTGGCAAATGTCAAACGACGTAATACGAGTTTGAGCGTGGAAATTGATACGGTTTTGGTGGTAAACCGCACGGCTAATTGTCGCCCGTTTCCTCGGCTCCGTTATCCGCTTTTTTATGTCGTTTATACTCAATCCCATTGTCGTTGGTAAATTTAAAATCGCTGTCTTTGGGTAATTGCCAACCGCCATTGTTCGGCATCCGTAAAAGGCGATTAGCGTGTTCAATCGTAAATTCGTCGGAAAGGTTGTGCGTCGGACAAACCAACCTTACCTTTGTTGTCTTTGCTCCCATTCGTTAGGGGGCAACCTTTAAATCGGTCAACGGGTTGAACGACGGTGCGACAATTGCCAAATCGTCCGACCAATTTGGCAAAAACGACCATTGGATTGCGTTGCTGTCCGGGGCTTCTAACCCTCCCAATGTTTTGTCGCCGATAAACAGCGAACGAATGGGAATCGGGTAATACGTTCCGGCGGTTCCGGTGTCCTCAATCGCTCCGATTGCGCCGTTTTCATCAAAGAGGAAAACGCCCAAATTGTCGCCCCAACTTTCGCACTGCATTTCTTTGAGTGCCTTAATTACGGCTTGCGGGGCTTTGCGGATAACTCCGGTAAACGGGGTTGGCTCCCTGCCAATGATTTCTTCCACGCCTCCCAACGTTTCGTTACCGCCTCCGAATGTTCGGGCGGCTCCCGCCTCGGCGGTCGGTGCTTGGATATACGGGGAAACGACAATCTTCGTGTCGTCGTTCGCTGACAATTTCGGCGTCCACGACGCAAGCAAACCAATTGCCGCCGCCGTTGCGAAACTGTTTTTGGTTCCGTCCGCCTGTGTCAGACGTTGAAACGCTACCTTTTGGATTTGCCCGAAACTTTCGGCGCAAGTAATGGCGGGTACATCGGGCAAAGCCGCCGCCGCTGGACACTTACAAATCATAATCTTTTGCTTTTAAACGTTTAAAAATCTTGTTATTAAAATTGGGTTGTCCCTTTACCCGTTCTTATCGTCTACAAAGTTATAAACTTTTTCCGATAAATAACTTGCATATATCGCAAATGTTTTTAATTGCGCTTTTTGACCCCCCGGCGTTCGTGGCTATATGGTGCAACATTGCCGTCTGCAATTTCATTTTCGTATATCCCCGTCAATCCGTCCTCCGGGTCGTCGTGGATGTTAGCGTCAAAGTTGCGCAAAAACGCCGTTACATGGTCGTACACGGCTTTATATCGGGTTTCCCAACCGAACGGCATTATAACGTGTTGGTTTACCATTGCGGACGCCGTAACAATCCGGCTTTCTTTGTTTCCCCCTTGATAAAACGGGTCGGTCATTGCCCGGATTTTCTTTTTAATAACCTTTTCGTAACCCGCACCGCCGTTGTTGCTCTCAACCCATACTTTTTGCGTGCTGTTCCGGTTTATCATTGCCGGGACGGTTACGGTTGTTACGTCGGTGTTTTCGTCCGTCATTTCTATGTCGGTAATAAGGGCGAACAATAACGGCTCCATGCGCTTTGTTTGTTCGTTGAAAACCATGTTGTCCGACTTGTATATGTCATACGTGGCGGCAAACAAAAGGTCGTCCCCCTCATCGGCAACATCAATGTATGCGCCGGAACGAATGTACGTGCCGTAATCGGATTTTTCAACCCACGTTTTGAAAGGTTGGTACAATCGACCCTCGGCGGAACCGGGGTTGCCCTGATACAAGCATTGAAATTGTACCGGGTCTAATGCCTTTTGCGCCTCCAACTTCAAACGGTTGTGCCGTCCCTCCCATAATGCCGCACCAACGGGGCGGGGGTCAAACTCGGTCGGTTGTCCGGTTTTTAATGCCTCAAAGTTTATGCGAACCCACGCCCCGGCGGGTATGTTCTGCAAATCCGCCCAACACGTAACATCAATAATGATTTCCCCGCTTTTCTCAATCCGTCCAATCAAATCGTCGTCGTGCCAACGGGTAAAAACAATCAATTCTTGACTATCATTGTGTAACCGGGTACGCACAACGGTTGTGTACCATTTCCACGCCGCCGCCCGTACTATTGGGCTGTTACCCTCGGCGTAATCTTTATACACGTCGTCCAATATCGACACGTCAACCGTTTTAGACGTCAACGAACCGCCACGACCAACAACACGCAACGACCCCTTACGCCCGACCATTTCGATAACATCTGAATTGCGCAAATAGGTATTTGCCATTGTTACGACGTTCGACCCGTTCAAAAAGGTATCCGGGAACAATTCACGATACCGGGGCGTGTCGATTATACGTTGGACGTCCCGGTTAAAATCCCGTGCAATGGTCGCCGCATAGGAACCAATACAAACTTTGGTATCCGGGTTCAACCCCAACATAAAAGCGGGTAATTTACGGCTTGACCCCTCTGAATTATGTGTTGGTATTAAATCCAATCCGGCTAAATACATACCCCCCTCAACTTGTATGCAATTAACAATCTCATTATTGTTTGTTGCAACATCTTTGATAAAAAATTTATTTTTATCGCTTCTGTCTTGTTGTCTTTTTGTTAAAATTCGATTCTGTTTTCTCTCCAATTTAAATATCTTTTGGTCTCTATTTGGGGTAAACATGATTCTTACCTTTCTTCCGACATTTTCCCCGTTCAAAATAGCATCATATTTATGCAATGTTGGTTTAAATCCAAGCGAACGCAAAAGAACATATACATCCGTTGCCAATCTTCCCTCCATTTGACAAAATTCGCATCTTCCTTTTATGTCAACGGTTCCGTCGGTATCCATCAAACCTCTTAAAAGTTCATAACGTTGTTCTTTGTCCGCTAATAAGTATCCAATAGGGATATGTTTATTGTTAAGCAATCCATTAACACGTAATTCCCGTGATAGTCCCTTGACTAAACAACGATAATATCCCGGTCTAACCTTTCTTACCTCTCCTATACTTTTGTAATGTTCTTTATCCTCTTTTCCGGATACGATTACTCCTTGTGCGCTCAATCCATCTCCTAACCACATACCAAGTATATATGGGTCAATTGGCAATATTGCATTTGGCATTTCAATAACAGCATCCGCCTTTATAAATGGGCTTCTTCTGTGTCTCCCTTTCAATAGATTTTGCGTTTCTGTGTATTCTTCTTTTCTACCTTGATGATTATCTCTATCAGCATAGATTTTCCATACATGCTCTTTTGCTGCAACCAGTTCATTACCATCAGCAAATATTACCTTTTGCGTATGCCATTCATACTTACCAAAATTAGCTATTACCTTTTTGGGTTTACCATCATCGCCAAAAACATAATCTCCCGGTTGTAAATCTCCATGTTTTTTCCAACCTTTTGTAGTCAATACCGGGGTATCAACTGGTAACGCTTTCCCATGTTGCGGCGGTTGCTGTACAATCATCTTTCGTATTTGCCCGTGTGCGAACATATCCAAAAGGGTATAATAAACGACGTGGAACGGCTCCAATACCAAATCGGGTTGCATATACCGGGCAAAGTTGATAAGGCGTTTACGTGCCGCCGCTTTAACAAGTAAATCCGGTTGTTGCCGGATTGCGTCGTACATCGTCAATAATTGCTCGTTCGTCATGGTTGCACCTCCTTTGGCTTTGGCTCCCATTTGCCGCACGCCTTACGACCTCGTAAGATATGCCATTGTTCAAACGGACACGTTAAACAAATCGGTTTGCCCTTCCAATCTAAATTGCTATGCGATTGCACCCAATTTGAGTGCTTGCAATCGTCGCATATATGGACGGGTTGTTGGTTTATGGTCGTGCCTCTTTTCGGGGCGGTTGCTTTCTTTGCCATTATTGCGCCCCTCCTTTCTCCAATACGGTACGTTGAAACTCGGCGGACTGCAATTTGTCAGCAAGGGCAAATAACATATCGTCCGGGATTGCCTTAACGTCGTATTTGGGTTTGTCGTCGTCCGTCCCGGCATTGTACCCGGGTATCTCTATTTTAACGGGGGCGTCAAATCCTAACATCTTTGCCCGGCGTTGCTGAATATTCAAAAGCAAGTCCAAAAACCGGGGGTTCCCGGCGGACGTTTCGGTTGCCGTTTCATTGTACCCGTAATATTCCGGGTCGCCGTCCTCGGCATCGGTTTTGATTGGTCGCCCCTTGTTGGTTTTCTCTTTGGTGCGATATTTCCCGGTTTTCGACGCCTCCCACGCCTCCCACGCTTGTTGCTCCATTTTATCCAACTTGCGCAATTCCTGCGTAACATATTCGTCGATTGTTTCCAACCTTTCCCGCTTCCATTCAATAAGGCATTGTTGCAAGTCGTAATATACCATTTGAAACGAAATAGTATAATCCAATCCACGGGCGGACAAATCCCGGTTCAATGCCTCGGCAATTTCCCGGTATGAATAACCACGCAAAAACAAGTCGGCACAAAACCGAACGTCGTAAACTCTTTGTTCCTCCGACCTTTTGTTATATCCGGCGGGTTTCCGCCCTTTGTTCAATTTTTCCATTGTCTAACCTCTTTTAATGTCAAACGGGGGTTAAAATTAACCTTTCGCCCTTTTTATTCTTTGGCTCCTTTCGTCCTTTGGTTCGTCGGCTTTCCTCCTTTGGCTTTTGGGTCTATCTTTCCCCTCCGTTTGCCCTCCTTAAAACGTTGCTTTCCCTTTGCAAGTTATTTGCGGCGAATTTCCATTTTAAGAGGCTTTGTTGTTCTTACTGATACTTTGTATATCTCATTACTTTTAAATGAACTGTACGGCAAATATACGGCTTTTCTCGCAATTATCGTTCCGGTTGCTTGTACTCAATGAATAACGGGCAATTCCTCCGGTACGGGGCGGGCGTATAAACCCATTCGTCCGGGTTCCGTTTTACATAGCGTTTGCACCGTCGGCGTTTTCTGCATCTGTCCCCGGCGCACCATATAACGGGTTGTTCTTTGTGTCGTCCCATTGCTGTATATAAACGGCAAAACCCCGGCGATTGTTTCCGGGGTGTTTGCTCTCTCTTATCGGGTTGGTAATCCAACCGTCAGCAATACAGGTTGTAACGGTTGGTTAAACGTCAGTACGGACAAATGGATTGACCCGGTTTTGTTGATTTCCTCCAATTCCTCCGGGGATAATTCCCACTTGGTAACAATTAAGCCTTGCGGGTCGTCCGGTACTTTCATTGCGGGCAATGGTATGTACTCCGGTTGGTCTTTTGCAAACACTACATTTGCGCCGGGAAAATCAACGGGTTTCATTGTTACGCCCTCCCTTGCGTTTGTTCTTATTGCGTCGTCGGTTCCGGGGATTATTCCGGGGGACGTCGATACGGTGCAATTCTACTTTCGCACCGGGGAATAACTCGGCGATAATCTCGGTTATATCGGCAACCTCTTTGGGGACGTCGAACGCTTGCGGTTTGCGGTACTCTCTTTTTCCCTCCGGGCGGGCGGTTCCCTTTGCCTCCATTGCTCGGCGCAACGTACACGCCGGGCAATTACAAACATCGTCGTCGTCCGGGTCGTCATTGCGTACCCCGTCAGCGGCGGCAACTTGCAATTCATTTTGGGCGTTCAACGTACTAACCAACAAATTTGCCAATACCCAATCCGGCGTATTCAAATCGTTGTCGATACCGTGGCGGTTAATCAATTCCGCCAATTCCTGTGCAAAACTCTTTTCTTTGTTCATCGCTCAATTTAATTTTTAGGTTCGTAATGTCCGCACGCCTTTTGGTCGCACGTTGTATTATCTTTTACCGTGTTGCAATATCCGACGCCCGCAAAATCTTCGTGCCGCATATTGCTACAATTCCCGCAAGTGGGGGCGGTTCCTTTGGGTTCAAAATCCCGGTCGAACTCCTTTTTACTCATAACAGAGAAACGCCCGTTGCTTTCTCGAACAATAACCCACGTTTCCGGGGCGTCAATCATAACGCCGTTTTCAGACGGGAACGAATATTTGGCAATGGCCCCGGGCGTCCGGGGTATCGTCATTGTTCCGCCTCCGGTAAATCGTTTGAGGGTTTCCAAATTATCCCGGTCAACTTGGATTGCGTCAACCTCTTTTAAGGTTCTGCAATACCGGGTTCCCGCCGTGGCGTCCGGGGCGTCGTACTCGGTGCGGATTTCGTCCGCCATGCTTTCGGCGTCGTCAACATAGGCAACATAATATTCTTTGCAATTATCGACGTCGTTTAACATGATTAACCGTTTACCCAATCGCCCCCGGACGGCATTTTGCATCGCCGTAACTGTGTCCGGGGAATTATCCCCAATCGGAACGGAAATTTTGTATATGGTTGCGCTTTCCTCAACCGTGGGTTCGACTTTCATAATGTCGGCAATCATAACCAACAACTCCCTATCGAAAGGGGTTAATTTGCTTTTCATCGCTCTACTTTTTGAATTTATGAAACAATTGCCGGAAATATATTTGCTTACGGTCGTTCCGGCTGTAACGGTCGCAATGCCGCCCGGTAAACGGGCAATCGGTTCTCTCAATTTTGCAACGTGCGCATCGACACGGGAATATAACGGGGTTTTGTTCGTGCAATCGTTGTGCCGCTTTCGTCCAAACCTCGGCGATAAGAACGACCCCGTTATATGTGCAACGTTCCCCCGGCTTGTATTCCTTATCCGGGTCAAAGGGTTGCGGGTTCTTCACTCTCATATGCGTACTCAAATAGGGCCTCCAAATTTTCCGGGGTTCCCTTTACGGAAATACGCACGGTATCGCGGCCCGTTAACCCGAGTTCGATAATCTCGCAATCAAATTGGGCGGCGTTCTTTTGGATAACCCCGGCAATATGATTGGTAACGTTTCTTGTTTCTGTTTTCATCGCCTCGTTTTTAAATTGATAATTCATTATTTCGTCGTCGCTTGCGTTACACGACAACAACAATACGGTTGCCAAAGATAGCAAAATTAACCGGGCTTTCATAGTTTTACCTTTCGTTTAATCCATATAAACCGGATACCAACCCCAACAAACAACATTTTCAACTCAATGTCCAAATAACGGTCGTAACCGTTGACCGCATCGACGGACACGCCGGGGACGATAAACCAACTTTTGTATTTCCAATATTCCCGGACGTAAACAGCGACGCCGACCCGTCCGATATGGAACCCGATTTGCGCCGTATGTACGTCGCCATTGTTTCGGATAACTCCGATTTCCTTTTTACTCATTTCGTTGCCTCCTTTGTCATTTTGTAACTCTCTTTATCCATAACCATTGCCGTTGGATATTCGACAATAATACCTTTGGTATAAACCAAATTATAAATTCCTAATTGACCCTTAATTGGAAATTCCACTACCCGCCGGGGGTTGCGCATCAACCACCCGTAACCCTTTGTAATGTTTTTACGTTTTTCGACCGGGATACGTGTTTGCGCCCAATCCTCCGGGGTAAAATCTTTAACGGGTTTTACGTCGTACAACTCAACAAATCCCAATGTTACCCCGCTTTGTCGTCCGGCAATTTTCGGTTTTGTTGACGAACAAATTAAAATATCGCCCCGGTACGTTGTGTTTCGGCTTCTAACCTCAATTGACTTTTCGCCAATAACGGTTCCGTCGTTCTCTGTATATGCCGGGGTAACTAAATCCCCGGCGTACGGCTGTTTTACTGTTAACGCCCTCCAACGGTCGTGTTGGTCGGGGTTGTATTCTTTGTTATTGTACTGCATTCCAAATTGCGTATAATATGATTAATACTATTGCGCAAATAAATGAATATCCCGCCAATCTGTTTGCGCTTTCCAATTGGTCGGGTCGTTTCCCTTGGTTCTCAAATTTTTGTTCCATATCCGAATATGTTAAAATTTCGTTCAACACAATATCCGGGCAATTCCTCCCGCTCTATTTGGGCGGCTTTCAAAAACCCGTCTTTCCAATATATTCGGGCGGCGGGCTTTATAGTTTCCCAAAATGTCGTAACGGCATTGTAAAACAAATCAATTTCACGTTTCGGATATTTCACCCCGCTTTCCAAACCTATTTTAAACAAGTCCGTCCACGGATACGCCAATTTAATAACCGCCAATGCCCTATGGAATGAATCAACCGGGATTGGCTCAACACTTGCAAAGGTGCGGAACCCGTGGTTTTTTGCTCTTTGTAAAGCAACGACCCGGTATTGGTTGGGACTTGCTTTTGGTTCTAATTCGTCGCATCCGGTTAATGTTGCTCCAATAGCAATTTTTGAAACATCCCACCCGGACGACTCGGATATCTTAATTATCGCCTCCATACCCTCGGCGCATTTGCTCAACAACTTGACCGGAACTTTGTGTTTTTGGCAAAAATCAATAGCCAATACCGTTAAACCTATCGTTTCAGTCAATAAAGGGTCGGTTGTAAACGAAAAGAATAACCCGCATTTTTGCAATTTCTCCTTATTTGCCATTAATTCGGCTCGAAACATTTGCATTGCATAAATTTCGTTTTTCAACGTTTTTTTCAATTCCGCCGTATCGCCTCCCAATACTTTTTTGCCCCTGCCTTTTTTCAAATAACAGTAAGTACAACCGTTGGAACATCCAACGTAAAAATTAGCGGCGTTCTCGGCATATTCCCCCGCCTTTCCCTTTGGGCTATAAATAACCAGTCCGTTTATCGCTCCCATAACTGTAAAGATTAAAACGGTAAATCGTCGGTTTGGTCGGGTGCGGGTGCATCCGGGGCGGGCGGCGGGGCTTGCGTCGTTCCGGCGGCTTTGGGCGTCAACATTTCCATATCGGTTGCGACAACCTCGGTAATGTATCGTTTTACGCCGTTGGCATCGTCATAACTCCGGGTTCTTAATTCGCCCTCAATATATAGTTTGTCGCCCTTTTTGATATACTGATTGGCGACTTTTGCCAACCCGTTTTGCAAAACGACGTTATGCCATTCGGTACGCTCCGGGATTTGTTTCCCATCCTTTGTTGTAAAGCCTCGTTTTGAGGTTGCCAACGAAAAGGTCGCCACACAACCGCCGTTGTCGAACTCTTTAAATACCGGGTCATTCCCTGTATTTCCCAATAATGTAACTTTGTTTACACTCATTTTTTTTTAGTTTTTTAATTTGATTCCGTCAAACAGATATTCCCGTTTGTTATCCGACCAACCCGCCGCCGCATTCAACGCCCGGCGGTCGTCGTCGTGTACAAACTCGCAATACCATGAATTACCGCCCAAATCGGATTTTTCTTTGAGGCGTACCAACTTACCCACAATATACCGGGCAAATTTGGCGTATCCGCTTGTTTCTGATATATGGATAATGCGACGTTCGGCATTTATTTTCGGCAAATCTTCGATTTCCGGGCGTTTTTCCTCTTTCGGGTATGTTTGTACCCTTTGAAAATCTCGTTTAACAGACGACCGGGAAATTGCCCCAAAATCGGTTGTTCTCTTTTTGGTTCTCATTTTTTGTATCTCCATTTATAACCCTTATGCAAATTCCCTTTCCCCTTACATACCTTACAAATCGCCGTTGCAGAAAAATTACCTTTTCGGGCGGCTTCTTGTATGCTAACAAACATATTTACAACAATACCGTTTTTTATTTGCTCAACCGCTTTTTCGTGGTGTGGCTTTGCTTTTCTTCCAATCCATTTGGATTTTGTTATTGGGTTATTTTGATTTTCTTTAACTGTAACCCAACGCAAGTTGTCCGCATGGTTATTGGCTCGGTCGCCGTCGATATGGTCGATACATGGTTTATTTTCTGGGTTTGGAATGAACGCCGCCGCAACTAATCTATGAACACGAAACATTTTTCCTATTCCGTTTTTCCATAAACTAATTATTTTATATCCTTTCAAATATGCGCCTTTCATTAAAAACGCATCCTTTTTTAAGGAACGAACATTGCCATAATTAGAAATTTGATAATGCCCTTTGTACCCCTCAATATCTTTCCAAATCTGCATATTCATTTTTCATTAATTCAATCAATCTAAAATTACCGGGGTATATACGCATTTTCGTTTTATCTCCATTTTCCCAAAGCGAATGATGTTCAAAACATAATATATTAATATTTCTTGCATCGTGCGCCATTTCGGGATATGCTCCACGGGTTAAAATGTGGGAACAATAAACAGCGGAATAATTCCGTAAGGGTTTCAAACACTCCTCGCATTGGTGCGGCTTATGTTCCCAAACCCACCTAAAAAACCGTTCATTTGCTTGCGGTATGTTGCCACGACCGAAAACGCAATGCCCGAACAATTCCCGTTGAATTTCGACCCGCAAACGAATATCCATTGTAAACCGTTTGTAATCCAATAGGGGCCCCCCCCCCCTATCGGTTACAAATTGGTATTCCTCCCGGTCTGTTATCAAAATCGGCTCCATATATTACATTTCCGCCGTTTCGTCGTCCGGGTCGTTTTCCGGCTCGTTATTGTCGTCGCTCTCGGTTGCCGTATCTGCAACCTCCGGGAACAATCCGGGCGCATCCGTTACGCCGGGGGCGGCGTTTCCGTCGGCTCCGAACAATTCCAATTGCGCCTTTTTGCCTTTGAATAAGAATGCGTAAACCTCCCTTTCAATTTCCCCGGCGATTTCCTCCAATTCCTCCTCAAAACCGAAAGTTTCCGTATTGAATTTCAGACGGGGCGAATTAATGGCGGTTTTCTGATTGCTAGACACGGTAAACAACCCGGTCAATACAACGCCTACGTTATCATCTTGACCGGAAAAGGATACGCCCCGCACCTCAATTGCTTTCAACATTTCGTCCGCAAAATCACGGGCGGCGTCTTTCTGCTTTTGGTTTGCCTTTGTGTCCGGGGCTTCAATAAACGACAAAAAGGACGTAATATTGAAAATACGACCCATGATTGGACGCAAGCGGTTGAAACAATCCGCTAAATCCGGGTGTATGTCCTTTGCGCTTTCGACGTGGTATTTGTTCGTGTAACTCTCATTACCGACCGTTTCGGTAACTTCATAATGCACGTCCAACCCGCCGTCCTTTATCAACTTGACCTTTGACAATGCAAATGCCTTTTCGGACGGGACAAACATAACGTCCTTTTCTTTTTTTTCTTCCATTGTAATAAAGATTTTATTGCGGGGGAACCCGCCCCCGCTCGGTTTTTAAATTTCCTCGGTTACATAACGCCGCAATTCGGTTTGGAACAATTCCCGCTCCTCCTCGGCTTGTTATTACCAAATTGTAACGTCTTTTTTCTGAATATCCATTTGCCAACAAGCGATAAACACGTTTTGCAAATTCTCGTTTGAATACAGTATTGCGCAATCTTTGGTTCGCACTAACTGATTAGAACGATTGTTTGCCGTATGCGTCAATCGGGTAAACGTACTCAATAAAATAAGCCGTTTTTGTCTGTTTTGCGGTTTCAAATGTTGTCATACTCTCGGTTTTTGTTCCGGGAACCCGCCCGGTCGGTGTTATTTTATGCCACAAATATACGGAAAGTTTTTTAATTACCAAAAATAAAACCTTTTATTTGCGCTTAAAATTCGTTTTCATCCAATAACGCCTTTGTCGTGGGATTTGAGGGGTCGCCGGGCGTTCCGGCTCCGGTTCCGGTACGACGGGTTCCGGGGACGCCGTGGCGGTTCCGATTGGCTCCGTTACCGGGTTGGGGTCGTGGAATTGAATATTACGCCCGCTTTGCCCCTTTTCCGGCTCAAATTTCATTGCGGATTGTTCTGCCGGGTATTCCTTTTGTTTCAACTCAATAATCCCTAATTCGACCAATTCAGGGACGCAACGGCGTAACGCTCGTATGTCCTGTAACGCATCATGCGCCGGGAACATTTCGCCGGGGAACAACTTTGCGTACAACTCTTCCAATTTGGGGAACTTTCCGGGCTTTCCGTTTTCATAACACGCACCAACAAAATGTATTGTTTTCATCATTGTATCAATTCGCTTTCCCTTAAACAATGCGTCCTCGGCTTTAGCGTCGTAATACTCTTTTCCGCAATATCGCAAAATGTTTGCTTTCAACATCGACGTATCGAAATAAATGTTGTGCGCACATACAAGAGGGGCGGCGGCGGCATCCGCCAAAAATTCGTCCACGACCTCGGCAAACGGTACGCCCTCGGCAATTGCCCGTTCGGTCGTTATCCCATGTATGGCGGTCGTTTCCGGGGGTATCTCGTAATTGTCCGGCTTAATTATAAAACTGCGTTCTTTGTTGCCCAATGACCATGCCAATTGGACGACGTGCGGAAACTCCATAAAATCTACGTCCCATTTTTGGGACTTTCCCGAAACCCCGGTTGTTTCGCAATCGAAAAAACAAACATCGCTCAAATTAAAGACTTTCATGTTACTACGTTTTAAAAACGTTATTAATCTTTTTCGCTATCTCGGCGGTATTTATCCCGCTTTTGTTCAACCTCCAATACATCCCGGTTTTCCTCGACGTACTGTTTGACGTCCTTACGGCAAAACGGTTGTTGCTCCAACCAAAGTAAATGCCAATACGGTACGTCTTCCATTGGTTGCCCCTTAAATTTACCTTGTGGCATTGGGCATTTATCTGTTAAATTCGTCATATCTAAACATTTTTATATTTCCAATTATAGTTTTTGTGCTTTCTCATTTTACCCTTTAAACACAACAATATGCTATTATAACAAAACCCATCTCTTTTGGCATCCATAATAGAACCATATTCTTTAATATCACCTTTTGATGATATTCTAATAATACACTTTGCAACAGGGCTCTTATAACTATATCGTTGATTTGCCGTACAATTCAACTTAATATTATTCAATGTAATAGGATTATTACTATTTTCCTTTGGAGTAACCCAACGCAAATTGCTAACATTGTTATTAAATGAATTACCGTCGATATGGTCAACACATGGTTTGTTGTCCGGGTTGGGGATGAAAGCGAGGGCAACCAAACGATGAACATTAATGGATTTGCGGATACGATTTTTAAATAAAGTAACTTTATTATAACGTTTACCGCTACTGCTTAGAATCTTATCATTACGCTTAATATTCCCGTAATTACTTACTTTGTACAACCCAACATATTCGGGTACATCTTTCCAAATTTCCATATTACAACCATTTGAGTAAGCAACCAAAAGGAAAACGGGGAAAAGTGGTTGCATCTTTTTTCATCCGGTAGCTACTCCGAACTATCCCCGTTTGTGGCAAATATAAGAATAAATTATAATTCATTAGGGTCAGGAATATAAAAATTGTAATTTTCTGCCGCAATTTGTTTTAAATGCTCTATATACTCGCATAATTCAGCGTTTGAAAGTTCTTTTATTTCCTTTAATTCAGACGAATAATTGCCGTCAATATCGACATTTTCAGAAATAGTTATTGGACTCATTGAACGGCATTTTTCTTCTGTTTCTTTTTCCGTCAATCTTTCGCCATTTTCCCATAAAGCAATTTTAAAATTAGGTATTATGCAGTTAAAATAATACCCTTTCAAAGCTTCGGACGAACCGGGCGACGCAACAATAAACCGGGCGATAATCCGGGAACCTTTCCAACCCTTAAAAAAGTCGTTCAACTCCCCCATATACATTGCTAACCCGCCGTTTTGGTTAATCGTTCCCGTCGCTGTTATCTCTCGCCTTTTCAT